TTTCCAAATGAAAAAAGGTCCTAATGATACGTACGTATGTGATTATGATGGGATTCAAAAAGTTCATGATCGTATGCAAAATGGTTTCCGCCTCTTTGGAAAATATTATCAAGGACTTTGGGATTAATGCTCGATTTGTTTAAACCTACCTTTGATTGGATCAAAGATGACTTCCTATCTCATCCTTTTCGGTTTTGTGTTGAGTTGTTGGCTTGGGCTATTAGTATTGGCTGTAGCATTACAATGGCGCTCACTGTACCCAACCCTCCACTCCTTGTTCTTTATCCCATTTGGATTAGCGGTTGTGCTCTTTACGCATGGGCTGCATACACTCGGAAATCTTTTGGGATGTTGGCTAACTACATCCTGCTAACCACAATTGATACTATTGGTTTAATTCGAATGATTGTACAATAATTCGTCTTTGTGATATAATTAATATATGAAAATAGCTCTAGCATCTGATATACACTTGGAATTCGGTTCTATCTCTCTTGAGAATGATGGTGCCGATGTCCTCATCCTGTCTGGCGATATCCTTGTCGCAAATGACTTAAAGGAACGCGATGTTTACGACATTAAAAGCGCTGCCGATCGTTCTAATAAATTCCATACGTTCTTTCAAGAAGCGTGTGCAAGATTCCCTAATGTTATTTACGTTATGGGGAACCATGAACATTATCACGGTGATTTTAAGTTCACTCTTGAATCTCTCCGTAATAATCTTGGTTACCTATCTAATCTTCATATTCTTGAAAAACAATGTGTTACCTTGGGTGATGTAACATTCATCGGTGGTACACTATGGACTGATATGAACAAAGGTGATGCACTTACGTTGTATCACATCAAGTCTATGATGAATGATTTTCGTATTGTCAACAATAGTAATCGCGAAGTTCACTTCAAAGATACTGAAGGTAAGTTCCACACTCGCGTTGCTCGGCTCTGTCCAGAAGATGTGCTTGAAGAACATGACAAAATGAAGGAATTCATTCGTCAAACTATCGAAGGTAAGTTCAACGATAAGTTTGTTGTAGTTGGTCATCATGCTCCAAGCAAACAATCTACTAAGCCTCGTTATCAAAATGATACGTTGATGAATGGTGGATACTCATCTGATCTGTCTGAATTCATTTTGGATCATCCTCAAATCAAGGTGTGGACTCATGGACATACTCACGATAAGTTTGATTACATGATTGGTACTACGCGCATTATCTGCAATCCTCGTGGTTATATCAACTATGAAGAATGTGCTGATCGCTTTGAATTGGAGTACTTTGAAGTATGATCGTTGCACTTGAACAGGACGAAAACGGTGATCTCATTCTTCCACTCAGCGATGAGCTTTGTGCTGAAGCTGGATGGAAGATTGGCGACACTATTGAGTGGATTGATAATGGTGATGGCTCTTGGACTATGAGGAAGAAAGAAATGGAAAAAGAACTTGTATTGGTTGAGTGTGTTTCTACATTTCGCATGCGTTATGTTATTGAAGTCCCAGCTGGCAAGAAGGAATGGGCATTAGACACTGTAACACTAAATGAAGCTGAAGAGTTTTCTCAAGAACATCTTGGTGAGCAAATCGTTTCACACCGTGTAATCGATGAAGCCGAATATCTTCGTGTCTTTGATGAAGATAATGGTTATCTAAAATCATGGGATAATGATAAAAAATTTAGAATGGTTACTCGTTTAGATGAAGATGCAGTCACACATTCTGAATATTGGTATGATACTGAAAGAAACAAATGAAGATATATCTTGACATGGATGGGGTACTCACAGACTTCGAAAAGAAGTATGAAGAACTCTTTGGTGTTCGTCCTGATGAAGTTAAATCTAGAACCAAGCATTTCTGGAGTAACTGGCAGACGTTTGTCGAGGGCGGAAACTTTGTGCATCTTGAAAAACATAAAGACGCTGACAAACTCTTGAACTTTGTAACATCGCTAAGAGTTCCAGTTGAGATTCTATCATCTTCTGGTGGTGACACGAATCATGAATTTGTAACTACTCAAAAGGTTGCATGGTTAATGAATCATGGAATTCCTTTCAAAGCTAACATCGTTCCTGGTGGAAGTAAGAAAGCGGCTTTTGCGCAACCTTGGCATATTCTAGTAGATGATACGGAACGTGTTGTTGAAAACTATAGAGCTGCTGGTGGTACTGCTGTTCTTCATTACGACATTGATGTAACGATTAAAGAACTCTCACGTCTTCACTTGGAGTGGCAAGGCGGAGAATGAAACTAGAAGCAGCAATTACTATTAGTAATTTGATGTCATTGAGCATGGATCAGGACGAACTGAAAAGCTTCGTCCTGAATTCGTTATCTAACGAAATTAGCAAAGAGGTCATAAAGAACATGGATCTTACAGAACAAAAAGATATAGTTACAGATACTACGCGTTACACTGGTACTTTAAGCATTACTCCAACTGGAATGGGCGCAGTTGGAGCAACTATATCAAATGCAAATGGTTATATTATTAATAGTTCACCAAATACCTATTCTACCTATTCCCAAATAAACCTACGTGTGGTAGAATATACTAAGAACGGCAAAGTCACACGAGTCGAACTTCAAAAATATGACGATGAAAACGATGACTGGTATAAAATACCACGAATTCAAATTGAGGAATAATCATGTATAATTACACACCAAACGCTGCACAAAAACTTGATACTCAACCTTTGATGAGTATCTCTGCAGCTCAATCTATCAGCTATCAATTTCAAGTAGTAGAATATATGAAAGACGATAAGATTATGAAAGTTGAACTTCAAGTTCAAGCTACTAATCATGATAGCCAAGGCAATATTTTGCACAGCAGCGGATTTATGCCAGTTCCTCGTATAACACTTCCTTTCATTGATCACAAATGAATATCTTCTATCTCCATAACGATCCTAAGACTTGTGCCGAAATGCACAATGACAAGCATGTCGTTAAAATGATTCTCGAATATGCTCAACTTCTTTCTACTGCTCATCGTGTTATTGATGGTACTGAGTCTATTGGGTTGTCTAAATCTGGTCGAAAGCAAAAGCGATATGTTCTTCCTGATGACCGTGATTCTGTGCTTTATGCTGCTACTCATCTCAACCATCCTTCAGCGAAGTGGGCCCGACATGGCGAACAAAACTATCGTTGGTTGTTCAACATGTGGACATGTCTTCTAGAAGAATATACTCATCGTTATGGAAAACGTCATTCATCTGAACGCATATTGACTTATTTGGCACGCCCTCCTAAGAATATCAATATGGAAGAACGATACACTGCTCCGTGGCGTGCTATGCCAGATGAATACAAGCTAAGCCGTTCTATTCCTCATTACACAGTTGAATCTTACCGTGCATATTATCTTGGCGAAAAAGTTAAAATGTCCCGTTGGACTAATCGTTCTATGCCTGAATGGTTTGCTGATGGTATAAATAAATTATATGAAGATGCTTGTTACATAGAACACAAGCCAAAGCTTAATCGTATTATTTCAATGCCTCTACAGTATGCCAACGTATAAATTCAAAGACACCAACACTGGTGAAGAAATTGAAAAGTTCATGTCGATCTCCGCACGTGAACAATTCATACAAGACAACCCCCATCTAGAATCTATGATTGCAGGAGTTCCTATGATTGGAGATCCTGTGAACATGGGCGTAACCAAGCGCGATTCAGGCTTCAAACACGTGCTGCAACAAATTCACGAAAGGACTCCAGGCAGTGATCTGAAGAAGATGAACGCTTTTTAACTAAACGGAGATAATATTGGCCAGCACAAGAAAACTAGCACTTAAAAGCGTAAATGATGAATCACTTGAAAAATCCCCAAGAGTTGCTGTGAACAACTCGCTTAAAATAAGGATTGACGATCTTAAAACTTTTGATCCTCTCACTGATAATCAAAAAATATTCTTTGATGCTTATAAGAGAGGCGACTATTTTGTAGCACTACACGGAGTTGCTGGAACTGGTAAAACATTTTGTGCAATGTATAAAGCACTAGAAGAAGTTCTTGATAAGAGTAATCCTTTCAAGAAAATCATCGTGGTTAGGTCAGCAGTACAATCACGAGAAATCGGTCACCTTCCTGGAGATGTGACTGAGAAGATGGAAATCTATCAACAGCCTTATCGACAAATTTGTGATACACTATTTGGTCGTAAAGATGCATGGGATAGACTTGAAGAACAAGGTTATATAGAGTTCATCTCTACCTCATTCATTCGTGGTATGTCATTTGACGATGCAATCATTATTGTTGATGAAATGCAAAACATGACATTTGAAGAAATTGACACTGTTATGACACGTGTTGGTTATCGTTCCAAGATCATTTGGTGCGGTGATTATCGACAAACTGATTTGAATAAAAAGAAGAATGATGTGAGTGGTATTCTCAAATTCTTCGACATTGCATATCATATGCATGCTTTCACAAAGATTGAATTCACAGTTGATGATATCGTCCGCAGCTCATTGGTTAAGGATTACATTCTAGCTAAATTGAGATATGAAGACAGTATTCCAGCACATTCATCATGACATTGCAAAGCTTAGACGTATCGATTCAGAGAGTGGTAGAGTATATCAGACACCCACTGGTAAAGCCTACCCCTCCGTCACATCGGTCCTTGGACTCCTTGGCAAAGCCGAAATCCTTGAGTGGAGAAAAAGAGTCGGAGAAGAAGAGGCCAATAGAGTATCGGCAAGAGCAGCACGTCGAGGCACTGCTGTACACTCCCTCTGCGAAGATTATCTACTCAACAAAGAAGTCAACCCTGGACCTTTTGATCTAGAGACATTTAAATCGATTCAGCCGTTTCTAAACAGGATCAACAACGTTCACTGTTTAGAAACTCAGCTCTATTCAGATTATCTTCAAGTTGCTGGAACGGTAGACTGCATTGCCGAGTTCGATGGCAAGATGTCTATCATCGATTTTAAGACTTCTAAAAGAGTAAAAACTCGCGATGATATTCATGGATACTTTATGCAGACTGCTGCATATGCTGTGATGTTTGAAGAAAGAACCTGTATTCCTGTAGGAAAACTTGTTATAATAATGTCAGTGGACGACGAAAAACCATTGCTGTTTATTGAAAAACGAGATGATTGGATTCATCGGTTTATAGAACTGCGACAAGATTATTCTAAAATGTACAATAAGTGAAATATTATGTTTTTATTTAAAAAGAAAAAAGTAGTACTCGACTGCTTCACTTATAGATCAGATGTCTACTCATATTTTCCTATTCAGAAAGCATCTTCTGCAATGCCAAACTGGTGGAAGAAAATGCCAGCAACTTTTTGTCCAGATCCTACCGGTTTAGCAGAGTTTCCTACTATGAGATCCTGCTCAGGATTTTTAAGTTATTATTAATAATGCTATAAGTTTACCTTTATGGACTGATACAAAAATACGTACTAGTGTAAAAGATGACATTATGCATTGGCATTTTTCAGATGGCGTCACACAAGCAACTCCACACGATCTTAGACAAAAAGGTGAATATTTGACTGATCCTATGGCACCATATACTCATCTTAAAATAGTATCACCTTGGATCTTTCATTGTAAAGAAGATATACAATTTGTATATTCCGGAAATACTTGGGCATTGAATAATCCTGAACAAATTATAATTCCTCCCGGTGTAGTGAATTACAAATATCAGAGCGTAAGTAGCATAAATATGTTCATAAGAATGAACGGTACTCAAATTGCATCTATAGATGCAGGAACTTCGTTAGTACATATTTTTCCAATGACTGAACGAGAAGTAGAAATTAAGACTCATATTATTGAAGAAAAAGACTTTAGAAATATGGAAAATCTTGGAGCTAATAACTTTACGGCTAAGTCATACTTCAAGCATAAACACCTTATACAAGAGCACGAAAAGACAGGAAAATGTCCTGTAAGCGGGTTCTTTAAGGTATAATATTTTCTTTATAAATATACATAAAGGAGATTTCAAATGGCATTAACTGGTAGCGGTGAGATTAGTATAGCTGGTTCTACATCTGGTCGATCGATTGCGCTCGAATTCGGCCGCGGTGCGACAGCTACGTTAAGCTTAAGTGAATTATATAGAGGCGGCGGCATCGTTCCTAACGCAACCGCAAATAATAACATTCCTACTTCTGGTGCTATTTCTCTAAGTAATTTCTATAATGCAGTTAATAGAATCACTGGCTATAATAACCTTGCAACTAACTTAACTAACTACAATGTAAGTTCTTCAAGCTTTATGAATTATGTAGCAGGAGTTATGGATATCACCATTTATATTCCTACTAGTTCAACGATAAGTTCTACTGGAGGTTCTGCAGCTCTTACAATTGGCGCGCTATCTCCTGGTGATAAAGTATTCATCGATAACCGCGGTACTATTCAAGGTCACGGTGGTAAAGGTGGTGGTGAATATGGCGCACCAGGTAACTATTTTTATAAATCAGATGGAGCTGCAGGCGGAAATGCTATTGATATAAGTGGTACTAATGCAACAGTTACAATTAGTAATAGTGGTATAATTGCAGGTGGCGGCGGTGGTGGCGGCAACGGTCAAGCATGGAATGTAACATACCCAACGGGCTATACGACTGGTATACATTATTTCCGTGCTGGTGGCGGCGGCGGTGGCCAAGGTAACTATGGCGGCGGAGCTGGTAATTACGTAGGTCCAGGTAACGTGTATCCAACGAACTATTATGCTGGTGCCGCAAGTGGATCAGCTGGAACATCGTCGGCAGCAGGCGCGGGAGGTACTGGTGATTATGGTCACTGGTGGGCTGTATCACCTAACTATTACGGCCGTGGCGGCTCAGGCGGCTCCGGTGGCGCACGAGGAGCTAGTGGCGCAACTGGCTCAAGAGGTACATATAGCGGACAAGATCTTGGCGGCCCTTACAATGTGCCCGATCCAAGTGGTAATATACCATACGGCGGCGCTGTTGTCGTATATACCGGTTACTCGACATTTAGTGCAGGTGGTGCCGCAGGAAATGCTATTAAAGGAACTGCTAAGTTATCAGCTCCAGTAACTAATACAGGAACTATTCTCGGCCCACAAGTTGCGTAATATTATTGACTTTGAAAGATTGTTATGAATGAAAATATAAGTAAAGAAGAAAAACCACAATTACCTCTTTTAGCTCCAACATGGTATTGGAAAAGAGCAGTACCGGACTATGTGATTCAGTGCTTAGAACATGAATTAGAAGATATCCCAATGTATAAGGGAGGAATATATTCAAATCCGGGAGCACCAGACGTAAATCAAGATCTAGAAATACGTAATTCAGATGTAGCAATGTTTGATGCAATTCATTGGTTTTCTGGTATTCTTTTTAATATTGCATGTATGTCAAATGTTCAAGCTGAATGGAATTTTTCTATATTAGGTCCTGAACGTCTACAGGTTGCTTCATACGGACCAGAACAACATTACACTTGGCACACAGACGCAGAGTTATTACTTAAAGAAAACATAACTAGGAAATTGTCTGTGATATGTATGCTCTCTGACAGCAGCGAATATTCTGGCGGCGTTCTTGAGCTTGATAGATATGGAGAGGTCAAATTAGAGAGGGGAGATGTTCTTGTCTTTCCTTCGTTTTTAAAACATAGGGTAACACCCGTTACTGAAGGTTTACGAAAAACAGCAGTAATATGGGTAACAGGTCATAGGAGTTGGTAAATGTTAGATTACAAATACGAAATACTTGAAGTTCTTCCAGAACAAAATAATATGATGGTTAAGTTTACTTCAGAAGGACGTGCTGATGTCATTACTGGCACGCCACTACCTACAGAAGGAACGACTGTTAGTGATTTTCTTATGCAATATGCACCTATTGGTTACTGGTTAGAACAAGAAAGAAAAACATTTGTTCCAGAAGTAGGACATAGTGGAGAGTTCAACGCAGCTGAAGAGGCTGCAAAACGAAAAGCCGAAGAAGAAGCAATGCTTGCAAAGGCTATAATTCAGAACGTTGAACCAGCATTAACTCAAGAACAAATTGAAGAATTGATTGCATCTCTGAAGAAATAAAAATGTCATTTTATTATGCTGCTGATGGAAAAAAGTTTAATTCGAAAATAGAAGCATTAAAATATAAAAACTCTACAGGAATACAAATTGGTCTATATTATCATGACGATGTGTATTCCAAAGTAGATTGGAAGACAGAGCCTCCAGGATCGCTTGACTTTTATTACAAAGAACAAGCGCAGCGACTAAGAGATCAGTACGATTACTTGATCCTTTGCTATTCGGGAGGTTATGATTCTACTAATATTTTAGAGACTTTTTTCTATAATAATATTAAGTTAGATAAGATCGTTATTGTTGGTGCTTTTAGTCAGGATTCTGAAGTAGGTTCTGATGAAAACCACAATGGTGAGCTATATAATAATGCTTTTCCAACAATTAAAAAGATGGGATTGGAAAGCATTACTGAAATCTATGATTACACTGAGCGATTCGATAACATAGATTCATTCTCTATTTCCCAATACTCTTCCGAATGGACTCACACTACTGGTGGCTGGTTTAGTCCACACAACTGGTGGTGGAAAGACGCTGGCAACATTATAGTGCCTAAAAATTTAGGCTCGAAGAGAGCAGCAATTATTTTTGGTAGAGATAAACCTACAGTTGTTGGAAAGAAATTTTATTTCTATGATACTGCTATTACGAGTTATGGTAATATTCAAAGCTCTGATAATTATGATGTGATAAATTTTTATTGGGATCCAAACTTTACACCAATATTAGTTAAGCAATTGCACGTATTGAAGAATACACCAAATGTATTCTTGCCAACTGTAGAAAAATACATTTACAATTTGAAAAATCCTCTTATATTCAAATCACCAAAAAGCCCTACTACTCTCTTGAGTTTAAGAGATCAATATCTTCACAAAAAGAAGAATTCGAGAGTTCATGATTTATATGTGTCTGGACTTAAGAATATATCTTCTTTTATAGATCCAAGACAAATGCGCACTATACATAGCGTAGGCTATTCATTCTTCTAAACACAACTCCCATATAATTATGTTCTCAAATCCTCCTAGGATATTTGCGCATTCTTCTATCTTGGAATCAGGTAATTACGTATTGCCTGATTATATACTTAACAAAAAAGATAATGCGTTTAATCTTTTCCATAGGTACTGTCCGCATAGACAATATCCAATGCATAATCCCGGAGAACACGTAAAGAATATTTCTTGCAAATTTCATGGCTTTCAATGGGATGAAACCGGTGAACCGCTGAATAATCCAAAGAAACTCCATTGTGGAAGTTTGACGGAAGGACGCAGTGGATTACTGTTTAAAAATTTTAAAGAACCAGATCATTCTTGGGTGAAAGATTTGGAAACTGAAAACCATTTAAAATACAGTCATTCTATTCATGGTGAAAGCAAAGGATCATGGCTTTGGCTCATGGATGCAGAAGCGGACCTATTGCATGTATATAATAACGGCATACATCCATTTTTAGCTCAGCAAGTTAATTTGGAAGATATTATTATGGAGCAAGGTGATGGATGGATACTACAGACGCATCCTAGTGGTTGGTGGTTATACATATTCCCATTTACGTTTGTAGAATACGGCAGACCAGGATGTGTTATGGTTAACACTGTGATACCAAACGACTTGAATACTGAATATGGATTTAAGTGGGTTACACAGTTTTATTATGACGATAATGTGCGCGCAAATGAAAGATTAATATTCGAAACTTTAGATGATGTATTTAGAGAAGATGTCGAAGCTGCAGAATTACAGCATGTTAATTATTATCCTCTAATGAAAGCAATGAATAGATACGAAGATCATTGCGTGCATTTTGGAAAGTGGTTTAGAGAAAATGTTAACAAAAAACAATTGGATAACCTCTAACATATATGATAGAGCGTTTGATAAGTCTGTAGATTTTCGTGTATCTTTAAATCCCTACGAGTTTAAAGATATCAATTTCATAGAAGCATCTGAATACACGTGCCATGAAATTTATAAAGATTACCAGAATTTATATTTGGCTCTCAGTGGAGGTATGGATTCAGAGTACGTGTTGAGAGCATTCTATCGTGCAGGTATATCTATCACACCCATAATAGTATGTTGTGGTAATGAAAAAGAAAATCAATATGCGTATAACGTTTGCAATGAATTGCAAATTGTTCCCATTGTTTTAAAAATAAGTGAAGAAGATTTCCTGCGTAAATACTATGAGATTTATTCCAAAATAAATGGAGTAGGCTATAATACAACACAAGTGTTATTTGCTGCAGAATATGCGCAAAACGTAGATGGTATGTTAATTACTGGCAATCATTTCATTGGCGATGGAGATGAATTAATAGCAGATGAACATTATGCTACATTGAATGAATGGGACTTTTACACAGATTTCTTTTCATATAAAAACATAGACTTTTTTCTTTATACGATTGAAATAGCGTATTCAATGATGCCAAGAAAATATGTGAAATGGAACATGTATAAACATGAACTATACGGTATTGAATACCGCAACAAGGAAAAGGCTATATATAGTTTAAGCGCTAAACAAATTCTACAGCGTATGTCATCTTCGCTAATTTCAAAACAGCATGGATGCAAATGGACAAAGCAAAAATTTTTAAGTATATTTGAAAAGTATAAAATAGGAGATGTATATGGCACAACTAACTATGACTCACACAAGAGATGATACCACAAAACCTTGGGTTGTTGTCACGCAAGAATCTACGCATAGTGATTTGTATACAGCAGAAGAGCTTAATATGCTGATTGCAACAAAGCAAGCAGTTCTTGACATTCCTGGATATATTTCAGCAACACATACCTTTCCAAACGATAATACGTACGTTATCACTATTGAGTTTGACACCCTACAACATGCTCAAGATGCTATAAATGCTATTTCGAATCCTACACCTAATTCTCTATTAGAATTAAGAAAACTACTTTTAACACAGAAGAGAAATACGTTGGGAGTAACATACGATATCAATATGCTTGCAACTGAATAATGTCTTTTCTTAGTTATGGATACAACAGTTTTTATACTGTTGGAAATGAACATTTTAAAAATAAAACTCTCGCGTTATTGCGTTCAAATGAAACAGCGTCTAATATAACGTGGAGTTTTCACGATAACGCGTTTAATTCGATCGATTGGACTATAGAACCTTCTATTTCACTAAATGATTTGTACGCAGCGCGCGCAGTTTCTCTTCGTCAAAAATATGATTATATAATTTTGATGTGCAGCGGTGGTCCAGATAGCAACAACGTTGCATACAGTTTTTTAAAAAATGGAATACATGTTGATGAAATAATAGCCAGTGCGCCATTGTCTGGTTTAAACAATTGGGTTGATAATGAAAACGATAAGACAACTGAAAACGTAATAAGTGAAACTCGTCTTGCACAAATACCATTCGTAAAAGAAATACAATCTAAATATCCAAATGTAAAAATTACATTAAATGATTATTTTGAAGATATTTTAAATTATAAAGATTCTGACTGGCTTATAAAATCTACAGATTATGCGCATCCGACAACAGTTGCTCGTTATGGCATAGAAAAATTTCCACATCTTAGAAAATTAGCAGAAACTGATAAAAAGGTAGGTATTATCTATGGCATAGATAAACCATTCCTGACTATAGACAAAGGTAAAATGCATTGCACGATATCTGATTACGCAGTCAATGTTCCAACTGAATCTCCGTTTGATAACTTCTATAATGAATTATTTTATTATAGTCATGAAATGCCTTACATACTTTCGAAACAATGTCACTTGCTAAAGAAGTGGTTGTTTTTGCCAGAAAATAAAAAAGCATTAATGCTGACAAAGTTAAATTCTCAAATAGCTCCATTCAAAGAATTCAACGCAGGACTATACCAAAGAGCTATAGTTCCATGCATATACCCAATGATTGAAAAACAAATTTGGCAAGCTGGAAAACCAAAATATAATATTATGGCTGATATGGATTCGTGGTTCTATAGTAATCATAGCAAATTAAAAATATATGACATGATGACAAGTAACATAAATTCTATCATTGGCAAATTGAGGCCTGATTTGTTTCAATATAAACGTTATTACGATAGCAGTGGTAAAATTATAACGTATAAATCAGGATACAAAGGATTTTTTAAAACTTTTTTAATAGGAAATATTGATGAAAAATAAATTGATAGCAATTACATTATTGTTAATTAGTAGCATTTCTTTTGCGCAAGAAAAAATTTATTCAGTTTGGGGTTTTGCTATAGGCAGTACGCAGGGTACATATTTTAGAGCTATTCTCGATGAAGCAAATAAACAACAAACTAAATATGAGTTTGTTTTTGAAAATAAACCAGGAGCGGGTGGTGCAATTGCTGCACAGCATGTAAAAAATCATGCGTCTAATTCAATTCTAGCACACTCTACAGCATTTTTTGTACGACCATATTTGTATGCAGATAACCCATACAAGTTTGATCAATTCAAACCATTGTTTGTAATGGGCATCAGTCCTGCAGCACTAGTCACTAAAGGTAAAACTCTAGATCAATTATTAAGCCAAGACAAAATAAACATTGCAACAGCTGGAACTGGGTCAACAACACATATCATGGCTGAACAATTCTTTAAACGTTGGCCAAATAAGAATATACAGATGATTCATTATACTAATACGAATGAAGCATATAAAGACGTATTAGGAGGACATGTTGACGCAACATTTGAATTTCTCGGCGATGTTAAAGCAAAAGGTGGAACAACGATCATTGGTTTAACTGGCAAATCTAAAATAGACGGATTGCCTTTATTGAAAGACGTTTCTCCGGAGTTAGAACACATTGCTGGTATATTTGCAGTATATGTTTCTAAAGATATGTCTGCAGATAAAATGAAAGAACTTCAGCAAATATTGTTGAAGGCTGAAAAACATGAAAGTGTTCAGGCTTTATACAAATCTGATTACGCTACTAAAGATGCGTACATGCAAACTCCAGCTGATTTGACTCAGTGGTACAATTCCACAGTTAAACAATTTGAGAAATACACTAATGGAATTGTAATTAAATAATTATTTCACGAGTGGTGTATAATATTTCTTAGCAATAGCGTAGGTAGCGTCTCCTTCTGCAGGTGTTCCTCCTGCGCTATGTAGATTATAAATTTTCATCCATTCTTGTACTTCATTATCATGTATAACTCTATTGAATTTTACATTTAGATCGTTTAATTTAAATGGATCAAAATTTTTCATTACTACAATGCTAAAAACTCCATATAGATTCAAAGAGTTGCTGGATCCAATTACTTTTACTTTAGATTTAAAATCGTCAGTTTGCGCAGAAGTATCTCCAATTGCATCTACCTCTTTAGATAAAAGAGCAAGTCTAGCAGCTGCCTCTCCTTTATATGGAATAAATTCATTTCCGTTTTTGTCAAAGCCCAATAATTTGGCATTCAAATGTAAAAGCGGTGAAAAATATCCAATATTTGAATTTTTAAAATCACTTGGTTTATTTCGTGTGTCATTTTTACGTGCTATCAATAATAAATCAGACTTACCAAGATTGACCAATACACGTGTGTTATCTGATACACGTAAAGTATTATTTGGGTTTGTCATATCTTCTAAGAGAATTGTGCTTAATGTTCCAAACAATAAAACGTTTGGATTATGTTTAGAATTTTCTAAAAAGTATTGATATGCAATGATACCATTTGCACCGGGTTTATTTACGATGATAAATTTATCTAGAAATCGTTTATTTAACTTATCTGCAAAATATCGTGCGGTAGTGTCGGTCGTTCCTCCTGCAGGAAATGGTACTACTAACGTATAAGTTTCAGACGCATATACAAGAGAAGATAATGAAAGAAAAAAAGCAACGAGTAATCGTTTCATACTATGTCCTATGATAAAGAATAAAAAAGAAGCAGACGATATAGCACTATCACTAAACAGTGGATATTGGGCTGTTAATGGTATATATTATTTTCATAAAGGCGATGCATTACGATATGCATCTAAAACAAATGCAAACGTAACATATCATTTTTTCGATGACATCTATGATAAAGCAAATTGGTTTAAAGAACCAATTGAAAGTTTTGAAGAACTGTGCAAACGTAGAGCACAACAGCTGCGAGACAAATACAATTATTTGGCATTAAGTTACAGCGGCGGCGCAGATAGCACAAATGTATTACAATCGTTTTTAAAAAATAATATAAAACTAGATGAAGTTGTAACGTTTTTTCGTGTCGAAGATGCAGAAAAAGATATAGACAAATTTAATATTAATGATAGATCTGGTGAAAATTACATGTATGAATATATGTACGCAGTAAAGCCAGTTTTAAAATGGCTATCAATACATCATCCCGAAATAAAAATAACAGTTATTGATATTAGTGAAAGTTCTATAAATGTAGTGTATGATTGTCAATCTCATAATTATGTATTAGGTGGGTTGATAACCACTCCAACGTTAATAGGTCATGCAAAAATACGTGATCATATGCTAAAATATAGTCATGGCGCCGCACTAATATTTGCAGTAGACAAACCACGACTAGCTTTCAATCATAGTACTAAAACGTTTTTTACATATTTTCATGATTTTAATACGTTTTTAGGAAACTGGTCGCAAACTCCAGGTCAATACACTAGTACTGAATATTTTTATTATACTCCTAAAATGCCAGAGCTTTTAGTCAAGAGTACGTTAACGTTAAAGAATGCATTAACACCCATAATGCTAAATTCATCTAATGTGCTATATAAACATATAACTTTTCCAAGCAAGAACGCAGGATTTAGTATAATCGATGTTCATTCTGATTTTTGCAAAAAAATACTATATCCAACGTGGAATACGAATACATATCAAGTTGAAAAACTTTCTAGTTTCTTATGGCCAGAATATACT